ACGGGATAACCAAACAAAACATTTGGAGATCCCGCTTCCAGGCCCGGTCTCCATAGGTAATTTCCATCACCATCCTTCAGTTGGCGAATCTTACCAGCCGTTGCGCGGTTCATCAACCAAGAGGCACCGTTCAGGTAGATGGGTTTGAGGGACAGGGTAACGTCCATCAGCTTGTCGGCATTATTAATGAGAGTTGCATGGCCGGACGTGGTGAATCCAACCTTGCCCCATGCGTAAGAAGTATTGGCGATCATGGTGTAGTTGGCAATGCCGTGGGGTTTCTCGACACCGTTACCGTTGATGAAAGCATCACCTTCCTCTTCTGTGAACTCGATGGAAACCTCGTCGGCCAGCCATGCGGCCAAGTCCATATAAGCATCGTCAAGCGCAATCTGGGTCGTGCCAGGTTCAGCGTAGATTTCCTTCATATTGATAGCGATTTCACGCAGAACGGGGGTGGAAGTTTCTGTTCTGGATGCTTTCTCGGCCACCCACCCAGAAGTTGCACCACCTTGGTTGATGAGTTTTTTGTAAGTATCGGTGCCAATTGTGCGAACTGTGGCCAGTCTGCGCATAGAACTCATCATCATGGCAACACGATCAACTGCCGTATCAAATTCCGGGGGGGTGATAACATAGCCGCCATCGGGATCGGAAAGGGTAGACAAGCCAGCCTGAATCTGAAGCTGCTTAACTGCCGCCAACTGAGCCTCGCCACCTTTGCGGAACCAAGTCTCAAAAGCAGCCTTGTGTTCGGCCTTCGTCTTGTCGATAGCGGTAGTGGCACCACCCTTGAATTCGGAGCGAGCTACCTGAGTTTCTAATGCTTCCAACTGGGCTTTAACTGCGGCATCCTTGGCAGCATTTTTCGCTTCAAGTGTTTCTCTCTCTTTGTCTAACCGATCAATCTCGGCATTGATTTTGTCAACCTTTGCCATAACAATCGGGTCAGCCTTGCCTTTATCCCTGTCAATCTCAGCCCTAAGATCGGCAACAGCTTTACCGATAGCTTCAAACATTTCCTTGGTTTCCATTCTACTTACCTCCTATAATTGATAAAGTTTTTAGATATGCAAAGTATTCAATTAACTCCTTTGCGCTCTGTTCGTCCTTCTCCGCTTGATTGTCATCTTCACTTGCATCAGCGCGTTTCGCAGCCAAAGCTCGTGCATATTCTCGGCTCGCACCCGCATTACGCAGAGCACGTTCCGTTTCCTTTCTGGTTAATTCGCGGCCTTGTGAATCATCGTTGATATTGTCGGGAAGGTTAGCAAAGATAGATAAATTGAAATCCGCTTTAACTGATTTACCATCCACAATCGTATCAACAAATCCTTTGTCCTTAGCTTCCTTTGCGGTGAGCCAAGTTGTTGCTTTCATCATTTCGGATATTTCCTTTTTGCCCATCTTAGTTTTCTTTTGGTAGGCATCAAGGATAGTTCCGTCTATTTTTTCAAGAAGATCAGCAGTATCGCGCATCTCATATTGGTTTCCCATCATAAAAGTCCATGAGTTATGCACCATTAGAAGTGTATTATCATAGGCTTGCACCTTTTTACCTGCCATTGCGATTACGGAGGCTATGGAAGCCGCCAACCCCTCAATGCGAGTAGTCACATTGCCTTTGTGGGAAGTAAGTGCATTGAAAATACTGGCTCCGTCGAAGACATCCCCGCCCGGACTATTGATACGAACTGTAACATCGCCCATATCAGCAAGTGCATGGATTAGATCGCGGGGGTCATTATAGGGCCACCCTACATAGTCAAACAAAAGAATTTCGGATGGCTCATCAGCACTTTTAGCTGCTATAACTTTAAACCATTCAGGTTTATCGAGCGGTTTATTGTAGATAGTAGCTATTGCCTGAGCATTGGCTTGAGTGCGATAACTTAGTTTCATGGCTGTGCGCCTCCTTGATCGGCGGCAGTGCCGGGATCAGTAGTATTTGGGTTTACCGATGTATTCGGGTTCTCGTAAACATCGCCACCTTCATATCCATTCCAATCTTCAAGCGCACGGGCCTGATTTGCGTTCATAAACTTATTGGTGATGCCAATGGCATATGCAGCGAACCGTTCCGCCATATTACCCCTGAGAAGCGCTCCCATGTTGAACTTGGAATAGAGGGTATCCTGTTCAGGAATAGTCAGTAAATCCCTGTCTATGGATGATTCAAAACTTACAGCTATCGGAGCGATTGTAAAATCAACAAACGACTGCTTGAATTGAACTGACGAGGCATAGGTTGCCGGAGTGCTACCAGCTTGGATTAAGATAAGCGGGATACCAAACATTCCCGCGATTTGAGCCTCAGTCATTTTCATAAGTTCAAGGAATTGCTGATCAACTAACTTTATCGAAGGGAATTGGATTTTCATCCCATCATCAACCAACATTACATCTTGAGCGTTATTCAGCCCGGCGTATTTAATCTTATAGGCAGCAAGCATGTTGGCATGATCTTGTGGTGCTAACCGTAAAGGGTGTTCTAATATCGCACCAGGGTGCATCCCCTTGCCGAAGTATTGTGATAGAAACTTTTCCCCTGCCATTCCTAATCCGATACACTCACGCGCGTACTGGATAGGGTTCATACCAGTTATGCCGTCGAGAGATAAGCCACGAATATGGAAGATTTTACTTTGCGGATATTCTTTTGCAGGTTCGCCGCTTGGCCCGGATATCTTGTAGGTCAACGAGAAATCGGGGTTTTGCTTAATTTCCTGTAACCGGTCAGGATTTACAGGCAGGATTTCACGGACATTCTTGCCAACCATAGTCTTAAATGCTACGAAATTACCACGCATGGACACATCGACAATGGCCTTGCCCCATAGTTCAGAAGCAGTAAGCCACCCGTTAGGTCGTTTGCTAATTACTTTGTAGAGTGGGTGGTCAGTAGCTTTGTTCTTAACATCATTTACATCTTCCATTAACTGACAAGGCATCTGGGATATACAGTTATAGAGGACTTTCACGCAATTATAGACGGTAACTACTCGCATAGCGGAATCGGAGTTGACAGCTACACCGGACGAGGTTGAACCACCACCAAAGTATTCACGAATAAGAGTGTCGAAAGTAGATGATACGGCTTGTGGTCGGATTGTTTTAGATAGGATTCCCATTACTTATCGCCTCCCAATAGAGAACCGACAATACCTACAGTGGTGAGTACCCCACCAACAACAATAAAGGCTATCCCGATGGAATAGTTTGATTTAAGCCCGTACCAAAGCATTGCAAGGCCAACAAAAAAGAATAAATCACGACGATCAAAGGCATCCCACATGGCAGAAACACGAAAAGCCAGAAGCGTTCGCAATCTTCCTACCATCAAACTCATTGAACTTATTGCCTGTTTGAGAGCCATTTTAGCGCATTATCCGTAACCTTAATCGCATTAAGTAAAGAAATAAGACTCTTTTGGATGGATTGTGACACAAAAATGTAGTAGTTAACTTAACAGATTAGAAAAAATCTTAGGTAGAAATTAGGTGAGCGTTGTATGTTGCTGTAATTCTTCGATAACTGAGCGATAAATCCTTAAAGTTCCACCAGGGAGTTTAATCGCTTCCAACTTACCCGTAGATATCCACCAATAAACAGTGGAAAGGTTAACATCCAATATCTCAGCTACCTTTTTAGGCCGGAGTAGAGATTTTGCAGGTAGGTCAATCATCTTGTCGCCCTCTTAATCGCTGATGCCAGCTCTACGTTAATCGCCATTTCCTTGATAAGAGTTTTGGCAATTTCTTTGCCGTCGAGATAGATGCGGGCCGTAATACAAGTTTGATCTTTTGCCAATTTATCGCTATCTTCACTCCAGATATCCTCGGCAATTATCCCGGCAAGCATATAAGTGCGGACAAGCTCCTCAACGCAGGATATCTTTTCTGCCTCACGGTATTGACGGCTGAGCACCCTCATGGATGGTTGAGATGTTCCATATAGCCAACGATTAGTGCAGGCATCCCTTAAATAATCAATCTCTTTTACTGTGTATGCTCTCTCCATTCGTAACCTCCTTTAATTCTTCCTACCCTGTAGTATTTCCTCGGTTGACCATCCCGCGTAGATTGTTTTTTGGCACTTAGATTCAGGATTCATTCCAAGCAAAGCGCAGCAATTCAGCGATGCCATCACCGGATCAATCTTCCCCGTACCGCTCGCTTGTTTGGTAATTGATATAGCATTCCCCCGTGGTTCAACTCTCGCATTCCCTACACACCATGCCATGAGTTTCTGGTTGCCATGTATAATACTCTTACCCGCTACCTTGACCTCCATCGTCTTGATAGCACCATTCAGCCTCCAGCCTTGGGGAATACCTACTATTCTATCATGTTCTATCTTGCCGTTGCCTTGTTCATCGCCCGCTTCTAATTCATCGGCAATAAGCCCAATGCCGGAAGGGTCAACACCTATCCGATCAAGCAACCCGGACGCTTCTACTTTTCTTACAATATCACCAACTTCTTTGATACCTTCCTCGGTCATGTCCATTATGGACAAATCACCATCCTTCTCAAAATCACGATATTTTGGAGCTTCGGACTTCCTGCGTTCCAATGCTATATTATGACACCAGGCATGAACCCACAGAAGCCAGTTACCATTACCTAATTCCCGACCTAATACTGCCAAACCTAATAGATCGTCCAGACCACCACCGTCGATACCGATTTCAATGACCTCACAGCGTTCAAGGATAATATCTAAGGTTACCTCACCACCGGCATCTTCCCAGAAATCAGCGCCAGCCCATGCTTGTGCCTTGGCTGAAACACCAATCTGAACATTCAAATGCTTCGACAAAAACCCCTGCATTGACTGAGGGCCTTCAATTTCTGCTTTCTTAAATTCCCGGTTAATTGTTTCTTCATCAACCGATGCGCCAAGGTTGGGGTTAGGAATGTAGAAATTTTTAGGGATTAAATGGAGTTTCTTTTCAATCATGTATTTAGGAAACTCGAATATTATCGGTAGGAAAGCGGGGTCATCAATCTTGCCATCACGGACACCGCGAGCATATTCCAATTTATCAGCAAATATCCCCGCAGGAGCTTCGTCGGATTGTGTGGTAATCCAGATTATAAATCCCTCTGGCCGGGAAAACAGTCCTCCTGTAGCCTCCTTGAACATATTCGTAGCACCGGCTCTCTTGCCAAAAAGCCATAGCTCTTCTGCAAGAATGCCAACACCCTTGAGTCCGCCAACAGTGTCACTCTCAGCAGCAACTATTTTTAGCGTCGATTCACTATTCCGATTGGTTATTTGCTTAATATGGTCTTGTGGGTGCATCAAACTCTTGAGTTCATCATCCGAGCTTATCATCCCGCAAGCTGGTAGGAATGAATTACCTGCAATGGATACAGTGGGTGCGACAATGAAAAATTCTCCTGATTGCCGCCAGTTTAATATTAGTGCTGTCATCATAATGGCTGCCGACATCCCGGATTTATCATTCTTCTTTGCAACCATAAGGAAGTATTCACGAATCAGCCTTCTCCCCGATTCAGGGTTTACTGACCCGAAGATATGAGAAACAAGATCGAACTGCCACTGACGGCCTACCTGCCCATAAGTAGGGCAACCGGGGACATCCTTTAGGTGCAACTCCTTGAAAACAGACAACCCTCTTTCTGCTTC